AATAAGAATGCTGGAGACATCGTGGATGTTATGAAGCATGGTGAAATCGTGGAAGCTGCCCTCGTGGCAGGCACGCTCTATTCGGCGAACACGACCACTGGAGTCATTTCATCTGCTGCTGTTTCCGGTACTCAGATTTACATCGGACATACAGTTGAAGCAGATCGGTTGGTGGTCAATGTTTAGTGACAAGCTACACATCCCCAACCACTATAGCACTGACGACATCATCAAGAAACTCAGTGAGGCAAGTGGTTTTGCTCGTGGTTACAATGAGCTGGCCGACCTCATCACTGAGACGACTGATCGTGTGCCGTTGGATAGTATGTGGAATGAGTTCTCTCGTACCATTGCTATGTGGAACCGTCAACGTTCCACCCTGGTAAATCTTCTTACCTTTGACGTGTCGAACCCCATTGAGAATGTTCGATACCCAGTACAGGAAGATTTCCAGGAAGCTTCGGAGTACGGTGAGCCGACCGGCATTCGCTTGGGCCCTGCGTTCCAAATGGGCTTCGACTTCAAGTGGTGGGATTTGGCTATCCGCTACACCTGGATGTTCCTCGCAGAGACCTCTTCGGAGCAACTCGCTGCGCTCAACAACCAGGCGATGGAAGCGGACAACCGTCTTCTCTTCACGAAGATCTTCAAGCGAATCTTCAATAACACCACGAATACCGCAACCATTGAGGGTAACTCGTTCAACGTGTACCCGTTCTACAATGGTGACACCATGGTTCCGCCTAGCTGGAAGAACATCACCCACACCACAGGTCACAATCACTACTTCGGTAGTAACGGTGCTACAGTGGATGCAGGCGATATCCAGGCAATGATCAACCATCTTACCCATCACGGGTATAGCTTGGCCAATGGTTATCGTCTCCTTCTGCTGGTCAACCAACAAGAGGGTGCGATTATTCGCACACTCCAAGCTGGTGTGGCGGGTTCTCTTTACACCTTCATTCCTGGTGAAGGCGTTGGTGGCGGGGTATTCCTTCCTGCGAACAGCGGCATTGTTGGCCGACCGAGCATTACCAACTACCCCGGTCTGCAGACTATCGGTACCTATGGTCCGGTAGTCGTAGTCGAGGAAGAGTATATCCCGGCAGGCTACATGTTGATGCTGGCTTCTGGTGGCGAACTCGACATTCGCAACCCAGTCGGTATCCGTCAGCATGACAATGCATCACTTCGTGGTCTGCGCTTGGTCAAGGGTCGTACCCCTGACTATCCGTTGATCGACTCCTTCTACCTGCATGGCTTCGGAACCGGGGTCAGGCAGCGGGGAGCTGGTGTGGTTCAGCAGGTTGTTGCCAGTGCCACATACACCATTCCAAGTCAATACGCGTAAGGGGGTTTGACATGAGTAAAGAAATCGACCCAGATGCGATTGCTGCTGGTGATCTTGATGAGAACGATATTCTCTACCTTCAAGATCGAGGCCTCCTTCCTCCACACATTGCGCCTCTCAAGCGGGACCCGTACACGGGTCAAGCTTATGTAGACGAAGGTGATGGCTGGGATGTCGTCAAGGGCTTCTCGGCGGAACAACTCAAGGAGTTCTACCGTCGAAAGAAACAAGAAGAAGAGGAAGGCCCTCCTCGCATTGGTGATCAAGGTGGTGTGGTAGAAGTCCGCGGATACGGAACCGAAGGCATGGTCGACGGTGAAGAATCTTCGGAGGATGACTACGATTCCTGGACCACCGAAGAACTCCGTGATTCACTGCGTGAGAATGAACTCGTAGTGAGCGGGAAGAAGCAAGAGCTCATCGAGCGACTCCGTCGTTACGATAGCGACCAACTTAGTGCGGAGGATCGAGCCTCGTGAACCAAACCTCGCATGAGCGCCTTCGTTTGCTTCTAGGTGAAAGCATTCCTGCCGGCAAGACCGATGCAGATACAATGTTCAGTAACGAAGAGGTCGATGACTTCCTCGAGATTGGAAGTACTGTAGAAGCTGCCGCATGGCATGGGTGGATGGCGAAAATGGCCAACTACGCAAACCTGGTTACAGTAAACGAGGGTAATGCCATGCGGGAGTTGACGGAACTTCACAAAGCAGCGAAACGGATGGTTGACATGTATGCCGGCTTTGCCCCAACCTCAGGAAGGGGTAGAGCAGTCATCGGCAACATTCGTAGAGAGAAGTCCAACAGATGAGCTGGTCAGAACGACAGGTAAGAGATAGGCTGATGCATAGATACATCGGCTTTGATAATATCCCCGTCATTCTGCACCGCCCCTTCTGGGTATCTACGGCAGCAGGCGGTAGGGTAATTGGTGGCGAGGTGGTGCTTGAAGAGCAGAGGTTCTCCTTTATGCCTTTCAAGCGCCGCCTTACCATCGAACTTGCAAGATCCACACTCAAGACTGGTGAGGATGATACATCGTTGATCGAGTATGTTCTGATTGGAACACCGGAGTCAGACATAGAGAAGAATGATTACTTCCTATGGACTGATGAGAATGTGTTTAACTCAGGCAGGTATGAGGTCAATTTTGTTCAAGCCAGAAGGCATGACCATAAGCAGGCCGGCATTATCTACAGAGGTCCGGATGCCACAAATTAACTGGGACTGGGGTGTTGACACTCTATGGGAAGGGTTGGATAATTTCAGCGAGAGGACTAAGAAAAAGCTAGAGGAAAAGGTTAGAGATTTTGCCCCGAGACTTGCGGAGTACGCACAGGCCAACGCATCCTGGGAAGATCGTACTGGTGACGCTCGCTCGGGTTTGCAATCCCAAGCCTTGATAACTAAAGATTCCTTTGGCATATCTTTGTTCCACACGATGGACTACGGCATTTGGCTGGAAATCCGTTGGGGTGGTCTCTATGCGATTATCCTGCCCACTATAGAAGCTCTCGGTCCTGAGTTGATGAATGACTTTTCTGACATCCTATCGGGGATTGAATACTATGACTAAGGCATACAAATGATTAGATCATGGGTCTACGGTAAGATGACAGGGTCTGTCACCCTAATGGCACTAGTCGGCAGTCGTATCTATGAGTCTAGTGAACTGCAAGAAGTACCTATCAAGCCATACCTCATGTACAAGATGTTTGTTACTGCACCTGAGATGATGGGTGATGATCTGTCTAAGGTTCTCACTCAGGGGTTCCAGGTGTTTGTGCATGATGTACCAGGTGACTTTCTACGTATTGATGACATCATCCAAGTGCTCAGAAACCTTTTCACCAATGCCTCTGATAAAGCGGCAGGTGTGGTATCGGTTCGTTGGGTCGATGTTAGTGAAGATTTTCGGGACTCCGATATGGGGACCAACACGAAGTTCATAAGATTCCGCGTTCTATACAAGGAGGTCACGTGAGACTCAAATATAATGCTGCTTCTCCAAATCACAGGAGAGTCATTCCGAATCCTAACCCAGAACGGACTGAAGAAGATCCGGAAGAGTTGGTATGGGAGGCCAGTAACAACTTCATCGTCGAGATGCCTGATGGTGCGGCGAGAAGGACACTGGATGAATATCCTGGAGAATTTGAAGAGGCATCAGAGGACGAGCCCGATACCCGAGTGCAGGCATACCCTGACGAGTGGGTTGAGAAGCTCGATACCGATGAGGGTGAAGGATCAACCCAAACGTCACCAGAGAGCGCACGCGTTTCCCGACCGTCTCGTAAAGCGCCTGATGAGTGATTATATCAGTCACCCGATCCCGTGATGTAGGGAAGTGATGGGAATGATCGAATTGCGGTGCGAGAATAAACTCCATGGAACCATGGAGGATGATGTCATCGAGGTTCGATGCGACAGTCGTTGGTGCGGCAAGCGTCCGGGTGTCGTTGTTATCCATCGTTTCTCTATTAAAGGGGACTTGCTAGAAACTCTAAGATTCAAATCACCTCCACACCCAGCTCAGGGAAGGAAGAAAAATGCCTTTAACTGATCCCGTATTGCCGTTTGGCTTGAGGGATGTCAAACTTACACCAATCAACTCGGATGGTACCTTGGCTACCTCGGTTGATCTCCCGGTGTCTCAAACACTCAGCTTTTCAGAGGCTGAGGACTATGAGGAACTTCGGGGCGATGATCGACTCGTGGCTGTCCATGGTAAGGGTCCGACAGTTGAATGGGAACTCGAGGCAGGTGGTATTTCCATTGAAGCCTGGAATGTACTCAGTGGTGGCACTGTTACTACCTCGGGTTCTGGCACAGCGGAAGTCAAAGACTTCCTGAAGAAGATTACCGATCAACGCCGATATTTCCGTATCGAGGGTCAATCCATTGCAGACGATGGTGGTGACGTCCACGTCATTATCTATAAGTGCAAGGCAGATGATACTCTCGAGGGTGAGTTTGGTGATGGTGTCTTTTTCGTGACAAGTTGTTCTGGTCGAGGACTAGGTGATAACAACGATAACCTTTATCGTCTCACTTGGAATGAAACCATTACAACGATTCCCGCTACCTCCAATGAAATCCAAGAGATTCTCACGGATGCCACTGGTGGTACATTCACACTCACCTTCCAGTCTCAAACGACTGGTGCACTGGTATACAACATCAGTGTTGCTGCTCTTACGACAGCGCTCGAGGGTTTGTCGAACATCGCCCCAGGGGATGTCACCGTTACTGGTGGCCCTGGAGCATGGACCGTCGAATTCAAGGGTGTCTTTGCCGGTGTTAACGTACCACAAATGACTGCCGGAGTCGGTTCGCTGACTGGCGGCAGCCTCACGATTCGCACTATTCACCAGGGCGGATCATAATACTCACGCAGTGAGTAAAACCAACCCTGAGCATGGTCTGGTGGACGGGTGTTTTTCGTCCTTTGGCATCCGTCCACCGTTATGCTCATTATATAGGAGGCCTAGGAGCCCATGGTTGAAAAAAAGTCAGGTGTTGTTGTAAAAAACAATCGGGTAACACCGCCAAAGAAAACGGATCCGGGTGTCCTCTCTGGACCTACTTCTGCCTCGCAGTGGAAGAAGGCTAGTGGGGGCACCCCTATCCGTGTTCCTAGCGGCAATGTCGCTTTGGTCAAACGACCTGGTCTACAGGTATTTCTTGCTCAAGGTTTGATTCCCAATAGTCTTATGGAATTTGTGACTAAGTCTCTCAAGGGCAGTGCAAAGCCCAAGCTAGAAGATCTGGATTTGAATCCGCAGGCTATGAAAGATATGATGGAATTGGTGGATGCCGTCGTCATTCACTCTTGTCTGGAACCTCAGGTATCAGCGATCCCTATGGGCCCGAGAGGTCAGGGCTTGATTGACTCTAATCGGAATCCAGATATATTGTATGTAGATGAAGTGGACATTGAGGATAAGATGTTCATCTTCAACTATGCGGTCGGGGGTACGTCCGACGTGGAATCCTTTCGTCAAGAACTTGCCACTACTGTGGACGACATATCGGGAAGCGAAGATGTGGTCAGTGCGCCCTAGTGCGTTACTGGCCATACAAGATGAATACACAGCATACTGTTTCGATCAAGCTTGCGGACATTTTGGGATGGGTGTGGAAGCTGAAATGGATGCAGTAGAAGCTAAGAATGATAAGGAACGAAATCGTAAGCGGTATCAAGTTTTAGCTCGATTGTTACAATTGCCTGATCAACAACGTTTCCGTCCAATGAAACCACCAGGGAGGTGATTCTATGCCAGATTATAATCTAGGTACAGCGCATGGTTTAATCGACATAGATACCTCCGGTATAGATGCTGCTGGTCGAAAGCTGACCTCTGCTGGCCGGCAGATGATCGGCTTTGGAACTGCCTTGACTGCAGGCTTTGTAACTGCGGTTAAAACCTCGGCAGATTTTGAAAAAGAGATGTCGACCATCTCGGCTGTTACTGCAGCAGGTGCGGAAGAGATTGATAGGCTACGCCAAGCTGCTTTGGATATGGGTTCTAAAGGCCCGTTCGGTCCCACAGAAGTAGCACAAGCCTTTGTGGAGTTGGCCAAGGCGGGTCTGTCTGCTCAGGAGATCATTGAGGGCGCTGGCACAGCTACAATCAACCTTGCCAAAGCAGGTGATCTTCCTATCGCTAGAGCGGCAGAAATTGCTGCCAATGCTATGCGAACCTTTGGCATTGAGGCTAAGGATGTCAATGATGTAGTCGATAACTTGGCTGGTGCGGCTAATCAGTCCACACTCGATGTGGATGACCTTGCTGTGTCGATGCGGTATACGGGTGGTGTTGCCGCAGCATTGAAGATCCCTATCGAGCAAGTAAACACCGCATTGGCGTTGCTGGGAAATGCTGGTATTAAGGGATCAACCGGTGGTACCTCACTGCGCCGGATTTTGTTGCAGCTCTCACCTGACTCTAAAGAAGCACGTAAAGAACTTCAGAATCTTGGCATCATTACTGAGGATGGTGCCAATCAGTTCTTCAATGCCGCTGGTGAGGCTAAAGATCTCAACTCTGTATTTCAGATTCTGCGTGATGCCACTAAAGATCTGACGGATGAGCAGAAGGTTAATTCCATCAATACGATCTTTGGCGCCAGAGCATCTGCTGCAGCCTTGATTCTGATGGAACAAGCTGGTCAAGGCTTTGTCGATATGAACGCCGAGATCAGTAAGACTAGTGCAGCTGATGTTGCTGCTGAACGCTTGGATAACCTGAGCGGGTCTATGAGGCGACTCAAGGCAGCAGTTCAAGCATACTTGATTGACGCGGGTGGTCCCTTCCAACAGACTCTCAAGAAGATTGTCGACAGTATCATCCCCTTTATCAATGCTCTCGCTGCTAGCGATAGCAAACTAGGTCAATGGATACTTTTAGCTACATTGGCAGCTGGCGCTTTGTTGTTGTTCATGGGTGCTTTTTCGCTGGTAGCTGGAACAATCCTCAGATTCATCACTTCTGTAAAGGCCTTGGTCGCAGGACTAGGATTGTTGATCAATGGTGTGGGTGCCGTGATCACATTCTTTACCACTACGCTGATCGGTGGTATTCTTCTCGTCATCATTGCTATCATCGCTCTGGGTGTAGCTCTTTATCTTCTGTATAAACACAATGAGGGCTTCCATAAGTTTGTCGATAAACTTTGGCAAGTCACTCAGAAGGCTTGGGATAAGATTCTGGTCGTGTTCTATGCAGTTGCTAGGGCAGCTGTAGTTGTAGGCAAAGCTTTGGTCGATGCCTGGAATGCATCCTTCCCGGTCATGAAGAAGACTGTACAGGTGATGTGGGAAGTTATCCAGGTTATCTGGCAAGTTTTGCAGGCAGTGTGGGGTGGACTGGTCGTCGCTGCTCAGTTCATTGCCGAGGCTGCTCAAAAGATCGGCAAAGCTGTTACGGATACGATTGACTTCTTCCGTGACTTGCCTGGAAATATCGCTAAGTATTTGGGCATTGCTTACCGAGCTGTAGTCAACTTCTTTGTAAGCCTGCCCGGATTAGCAGTACAAGGGCTAGCATTGTTGGGTCAGGCATTTATGCAAGGCCTGGCGAAGTTGCCTTACCTGCTAGGTTTTGCCATCGGATTCCTGATTGGTGTGTGGCTCAGGTTCGAGATTTGGTGGTATACCACTCTCATCAAGTTTATGATCGACCTGGTACAATTGTTCTGGGATGGTCTACAGAAACTTGTACCTATTCTCCTTCAAGTTACAGGCTGGCTCATTGAACATGCTGTCAAGTTTGCTCTAGAGTTCCCTGGCATGTTGCTAGGTTTCTTGGATACATTGCTCGATCTGTTTGTTAAGGGCATGGTTGCCTTGGTCACCTTCCTGGTCAGTTGGATCGGGGACATGATCGGCAAGGCACTGAGTTTTAGTATTGACTTTGCCGCAGCTACGATAAAGGAACTTCCCAAACTGCCAGGACAGTTGAGTGGAATTTTCCTGGATATGCTCAACGCCTTCATCCGCTTTGTCGGCGATATACTTATGTGGGCGGCTGGATTCAGTCTAGATTTGTTCCGAGCTATTTGGGATGCGTTTAAGGATCTTCCACAAACTATCATCAATGCTATTAAGTCGACAGTAGACATTGCGAACTTCTTGTTTGACATTGGTCGAGATATTATCCAGGGCTTGATCAATGGTATTAAGAGTATGGCTGGCATTGTCAAGGATACAGTCGGTGATGTAGTTAGTGGTATTAAAGATGGATTCAAGAGCGGCTTTGGTTTGTTCTCACCCTCGAAGGTTACTACTGACTACGGCAAGATGATCGGACAAGGTCTGGTCAATGGTGTGAAGAGTGAACAACACAACATGATCAAACTCATTGATTCTCTGCAGAAGGATATGGAACAACTCACTACAGTACAACGTTCGTTGTCGAGTAGCCCAGGCGTGGGTTCATTGCTGCCTGTAACAAACACTGGAATTCAACCAGTCAATGTTCAAGCCGGCAATACGATCAATACTCAAATTTACAACCCGTCAGCTCAGACGGCAGAGGAGTCTATGTTCTTGACTGCTCAGAAACTTCAATACTTGGGAGTCTTCTAATGGTTGCCTTTGTCAATGAAGAGATGTGGTCTATTGATGGTGTACCTCTTTCTACGTGGGCGTACAACATCGAGTCCATCGGGGGCCGCATAGGTATCCCAGCATTGGCCGGCGATAATTACCAAGTCCCGTTTCGCCCCGGAGAAATCTGGCGATCAAAGATGCCGGCGGCACGAACTCTATCCTTGGGTATGTGGGTTCGATCTAGTGATGCTAATGGAGTAACACCCAAAACTGCTACAGGACGTCGAGCACAGTTCAATGAGAATATCCGTATACTGAAGCAACTTCTTTACAATCGTGACCGATTGCTAACGCTGACGAAAAACGTACGGTATCTCAACGGCGTCCAAGCATACACCGCCCAAGTAGAGTGCATTTCCACCCTCGAGCCTAGCATGTCTGGCGCCAATTTTGGTAAAATGGTTGTCGATCTGAAGATGACCGACCCTTACTGGACTACTGGTCCTATGACGGTGACTCTTAATACTGGTCTTGCTGGTGCCACTGTCAATAACCCCGGCGATGATTCAACCACACGCATGACGATTCAGGTAGTACCTCAGCTTATCGGTGGTGGTGGAACAACAACTATAAGTAACATCACCTTTACACCGGAGTTGAAGTTTTCAGTTCCCACACCCTCGCCAGGCATTCCTTGGACTGTAGATGTGCCAAACTTCTTTTTAGCTAGGGGTGGTGACTTCACCACGAACTGGCAGACCTCATTAAACCGATCCGGACCGTCGCCCTTCTGGATGGAACTAAAGAGGGGCAATAATACTATCACGGTGAATAGCCGATATGGAGATGGTGGCTTCAATAGCATCCAGCTGATCTTCACTTTCTATCCTCTCTACCTTTAGGATTGCTATGGCCCAAGATCTTGGATGGGAAGTTCGTCTCTACCTAAATAACAACCCTCAGGCTTTCTGGACTCAGCAGGAGATCCTTCAGAACTATAAGAGTTTTAACTTCACAAAGGTTGTCAATCAGGCTGGTTCCGGATCAATTACTTTCGATGCTGGTACATTCAGTCCAGTAGCTCAGGCTGTGATAGAAAGAGATTGTTTCTTTGCTTTCTGCAAACCCGGTAAGTATGGTGTGGATGTTGGAGTTGCTCAAGGCACTGATATCTGTTTCGGCTTTTTGCCCGAGAGTATTCAGCACAACATAACTGCACCAAATAACCATCAGATAACTGTCTCTGGCCCCGGTGTAGGTGAAGTACTGAATCGCTCTGTCGCTCTGCCCGCTGGTTATGGCCCCGGAGCAGGCGGTCCAGATAACCGACCCATACTAGCAGGCCGACCCTTGGATGTGTGGGAAACTCTTCGGGCGGAAGCCGCGGCGCGTTCAGCTTCTGGGATTGTCATGCCTCCTTGGTTTACCTTTGGTGGGGGCATCATGGTTACCGATAGCGCCGGTGTTGCCTGGGGTTCAGATACCTACATGAACATTGTATTTGAGATTCGATCAGGCACTGGGTTGTTTGATGTAATGAAGTGGTCTCAGTCTTTTGGCGGATTCAACTTCTTGGCTGACTTTCAAGGTCGAAATCCAGTTAACACTTATATGTTTGTTTATCAGGGTTTTCGCAAGGATGTAAGTGGTAAGGTTGGTTTACACCTTGGTCGTCATATTCTCAGTGCTGATAAGACTGAGAGTAGAGAATCTGTAATGAGCCACATGTACAGTTCATATACTAGTGCTGGTACTAGTCGTATCAATACCATTTCTAATGGTGATGCGATGTTTAAGTATGGTAAACGTGAGTTTTTTTGGTCGGATGCCTCAGATTACTCCTTTACTGATGCTGAGGTTCTAGCTAATAAACTAGCTAACTCGAAAAGAGCAGCACCACTAACGACCACCCTCGAGATCAACCCCAACGTAGATTTCAATGCTTTCATTGACTACGATGTCTTCGACCGAATCACCTATGACAATAGTGAGCTAGGTATTCGCGGCCCTTTCACAGTTATGGGCATAGCAGTGGAAGTCACTGAGGACAATGAGCGCCAACAGGTTCTGCTAGAAACACCCATTGAGACTTTCAACAGAAGGCTTTACGCGGAAAGCAATAGGCTACAGCAGCGATTCAAGTTCAACTCAAGGATACTCCAATGACCGACGTAGCTTACTCACATCCAGAGTTCATTCGGCGGTGGGAACTATTCCTGGGTGAAGCTTGGGCTCGTGGATGGGACTTGGGTATCACCTCGTCATCTCGAGGCTATGAACAACAGAAGAAGTGGTATGCCCTCGATCAGGCAGGACTCTGGCCCACTGGCCCTGTGGCTAACCCCGATAGGATATGGGGCATGTCACCTTGGGGTTGGTATGCTAAGGGTTCACTTCACATGATCCAGCCCGATGGTTATAGTCATGCCATGGATATCTTTTTTGTTGGTGCTCCAGCGGAAGAATTCCATAAAATTGCTGAGCCTTGTGGTCTAGGTTTTCCTGAGTATGGAGAGAATTGGCATTGTCAATGGTGGACTCTGCGAGGCATCTATCCAGTAACACTTCCCCCACCCCCTATCATAGAAGAGGATGAAGACATGGGCAAAGCCCTCTATCGCATTCGGTCTAACAATGTTTACGCGCCTTGGCTGGTTCGCTGGGACAATGGTAAGTTGTCACACCTGGCTCCGTCTGAGAATGCTTCACCCATTTACTCAGAGCTGCCAGTGTTTGTGGAGGAGGACCAAGCTTCGTACGAACGACTAGTTGCCGAATCAGGCACTACCTGGAAACCTTAGAAAGGATATCTATGTTACAACTATTGGCCCAAGAAGGTGCTCTACAAGAACCACTATTTGAACTTGACGCGACTATGTCTATGTTTATTGGTGGTGTTTTGATACCCATCTTGGTAGGTATCGTCACTAAGATTACAGCACCTCCCTGGCTTAAGGCTGTTCTTCATGCCCTGCTCGCTGCCGTTGCTGGTTTGATTATCACCGCTACTCAGCTTGACGGTGTGGCGGTATTCAGTCGAGAAGGCTTTGTGACAGCATTCATTACCTGGGTTACCGGTATGGCTGCCTACTTTGGTTTCTTGAAGCCCACACAAATATCGCCGGCAGTCAATCGTGCTACGTCTGGCTTTGGCATCGGGCCTGCTCGAACGACTTGATTTATTGATTCGGAGTTCTTTTAGGCATTCCCTACAAATCTCTATCGAATCCGCGACCATGATGATGCGTCATCACAAGGGGCAAATGATCCCCTCGATAGAGAGCAAATGGGATTGAGGAACAGTTTAGTTATACACAGAGAAAGGCCCCTGGGAAGGAATCAGAAACCCAGGGGCCCTTCTTTTGTGTTCGAGTAGGGGGTGAGGCGCCCCCTGTCTAGCTCGATCTACTCGTCATCATCCAGTTCTTCGAGTTCGTCTTCGTCCTCGTCGGGATCTGGAACCTTGACCTTCTTCTTGGGCTTGGCTTCCGCAGCAGCCTTTTTCTGATCCCGCTTCGCCTGGTTCTGAACCTTCAGCTTATCGAGTGCCTCTTTGCGGCTGGACTCGATCTCACCCTCTTTGACTGCGGAGAGGATGGCCTGCACCTGAGGATCCTTGGTGCCAGTCCAGGAGTAGCGTGCCCGATTGCCAGGGACGATATCCCGTTCGACGCGACCCGATCCGTCTCGTGCCATCTTGCGGATGAGGGTGCGAACTTCACGGGGCTTGTAGGCCTTGCCGGTCTGGCGCTCGAGGAAGGCGCAGAGTTCCTGAATGCCAAATTCCGGGGCATCCGCTCGCTTTGCCTTCTTCTTCGGGGTATCGTCGAGATCTTCACTCAGCTCTTCGAGTTCGACATCGTCATCCAACTCATCGACCTCTTCCACTACTGGCTTCGGTCGTGACTTCGTCTTTGGTGCCATCATACTTCTTTCTTGGTCGATCGGGGTACCCCCGTGATTTACGATGTCATCATATATCGTTGACGATCAGTTGTCAATCCATGCAAACTTATTTGTTCTCGTCGAATAAGAAGAACAAGGCGATTGATCTGGTCGATCCTGTCATGATATAATGGTGTATATCAAAAGGAGCGCTCAAATGCCACGGAAAGGAACACGAGAGGAAGCTGCTGCCAAGAGGCAGGACAAGAGACTTGAGTCACACCAACTCAAATATGGTGGAAAAGAACCGAAATACAAACACTGTGACTTCTGCGGTCGATCCATCATGATCAACAACTATGAGGATGGAAAATCTCGAACGCCCAAGTGGCGCAAGACTGACCTAGTCATCTGCCCCTGGTGCAAGCCTACATCCTACACCGATACCGTCACGAATCCCACACTTTACAAAACAGTGATGTCCAGAGTGCTGGTGGAGAAGCTCGCTGCTCTAGACTATTGCTTCAAAGATGGTGGCGAATCTCACCCAGTATGCAAATGTCTAGGGTGTGGGGCCAAGAGGTTGATGGCGATTAAAGATGAGAGATTAGAGGTATGATAGAAATCCTCGCCATACTCCTACTCTTGATCGGTGTGGCATTTCTTCTTGCTATTCTTGTAGCGGTAGTACTTTTTCTAGGTTGTCTGCTTTATATCTTAGCAGTGGGTAGTTATAAGACGATCAAGTATAAGACCTGGACTGAAGAGGGAAGAGAAAGGCTCAAACGCGACAGTGCGCTATAGATTTAAGACCAAGCCTTACAAGCATCAAGTAGCAGCTCTTAGGAGGTTGTTGGAACTGAAGTTTGGTGGTGCTCTGTTGATGGATCCGAGGACGGGCAAGACCAAGGTCTGTATCGACTATGCCTCGATTCTATACCAGGGTGACAAAATATCTCGAGTGCTTGTCGTATGTCCTATGTCAGTCATTGATGTTTGGATCAGTGAGATTCAACTTCATTGCCCAGTCAGATATCGCATCACGGTTTGGGATAAGGATGGTAGAAAATCAGTAGCTTTGCCTAGATTTGGTACAGCCTATCTTGACTTCGTGATCGTGAACTACGATGCCTTCTCCACACCAGGAGAGGTAGTGGGTAAGTTTCCTGACGGATCGGTCAAACGATCTAAGAAAAACGGGGGACGTTACGATGTCATTCGGAAACTTACGGCTTGGCAACCCAATGTTATCATCCTAGATGAGTCTCATCGTATCAAGGCTATCAGTGCTAAAAAGTCTATGTCATTACATAAGCTGGGCAAAGTGGCTGAGTATCGCATTCTTGCAACAGGCACTGCAGTCACTAAGAAGAAGAGGGTCTTCGATCTTTACTCTCAATGGAAGTTTCTGAATCCCAAGTCGAAACTAATCGACGGCCACACCATGGGTTCCTTCAAACAGATGTATGGGGTGTGGATCACCAAGAATGGTTATCCTCAGTGGTTGCGTGAGAAGAACTCGAAGACGCTTCACAAGCTGGTACATGCGGAATCTTTCGCAGTAACCAGAGATGAATGCTTCGACCTTCCAGCTAACTTTCCTCCCCAAATCATTCATATTCCCCTCGAAGAATCTCGCCAGGTTTACATCGACATGGCTGAGGAAATGATTGCTAGGATCAAGACGGGTGAGATAACTGAGGCAAGCATTAAGATTGTTCTTAACTTGAGACTTTGTCAGATTACCTCGGGTATAGCACGAACCGTTCCTAACGAAGAATATCCGAAGGGTCGACTCGTTCGCATTGGTTATGAGAAACTCAGGGTACTCGACGATCTCTTTGAGGATTGGTTTGAGCAGGAAGAGAAGCTAGTAGTCTGTGCCAGATTCAGGGCTGACCTAGCATCTATCAGAAATCTTGCCAAAGAACATAAGGTTCAGCCTCAGCTTATCTACGGAGGGCAGAAAAGATCAGAGCGCACCAAGAACATCGAGGCATTCAGAAACAAACAAGGTCCTGCGGTTATGATCATGAATCCTCAGGCTGGTGCCTTGGGCATTGACTTGCGAACTGCCTCGACAATGATCTGGTACTCATTGACTCAAAGCTATGTCGACTACACACAGGCTCGAGACCGCATCGCCCTTTCGGGCAAGGCCAACCGCTTCGTTTATCTACAGGCAACTGGTACTTATGATGAGACTCAGTATGCAGATCTACAGGGGGATCATGAGGTAATCAGGGAGATCATGGCATCCCCTGAGATTCTACTTAGGGGTTTCAAGTAGGAACGCGAGAACGAGTGATTTGACGCGAGAATGGGATATTGATAATATAACTATGTCAAATGCTCAGAAGGGGAAAAAATGATCATAGTCGAAGGTCCAGATGGTGCTGGCAAGACTACCCTTGTCGAGAAGTTATGCAAGGAGTTTGATCTGGAAGTTGAGCCACGAGTTGTCGATAAGGATACAAATCCTATCAACGGTCTCTCCCTCAAGAACTGGGTTGATGCGGATCTGAAATCCTGGCCTCGAGCTTCAATCTATGATAGGCACCGCCTGATTTCGGAACCCATATACGCGCCAATAATGCGGGGAAGACTCGCCGATGGCTTCGAGGATTCGATCTGGTTCACTCGACAACTCAATGCCTTCTGGCGATTGCATCCGATAGTGATCTACTGCATGCCTCCACCTGAAGATGTGGCTCGCAATGTTGCTCGAGTTGATACTGAGAATGATGCAGTATGCAGGGCTATCGCCCCGATCTACTGGATGTATCACACTGACTATTGCCACAACTCGGTCAAGGCCAATGTG